CTACAAATTTATCTAAGTTAGTGTCTTCATCAACTGTAATAATATCTTCACCTGCTATCATTTCTGATGTAGCGTTTATTATTGCTGCGTGTGTACTACTATTATAATAAAGGTCAATTAAAAAAGAGGGGTATTGGTTTTTCCAGTCTTCTGTACCATATTCTATATAGTCACGCCCTCGTACTTCTTGTATAATAGGGCTGTACTGTGATTCTAAATCTATGCTTAATATATTTTCCATATTTATAATTCGTCAGAACTCCATTCAGAAGTCCATAGTATGTTCATTATTTCTGTATAATTATATTCAGTTACACCTTCTAAAAAGCTAGGCTGCGTACCTTTATATTTTAATACTACAAGTTCACCATCTAAAGAATAACGCAAGGTATTTACGTTATTTTCTATAACTTGTGTAAAGTCTATATTTGGTATTTCTGTTTTATTTATTATTACGTATTTCATATTTAATCTGCTTTGTAAGGTACGTTAGTCGACCAGTTACCATCATCAAAATTTACCATAGTACCATTATTTCCATATCCACTATCATCAATAACAGTAGATGTACCTGAACCTTCGTTTAACTTCCAGTAGCCTTGTAAACCTGTTGTACCTGTTACATTTATAGGCTGTCTATTTGCAATATATAAACTACCTACAGTTCTTACAGTACTAAATAACGCTACGTTAGCTATCTTACCATTAAAGAATGCTCCACCTGCTGTATTTTCGCCTATTCTAACATTAACAAATGCTGAACTGCTAAGGTCATTAGAAATAGATGCTGTAGCTTCATTTGCACCATCTAAAAATGCAGAAATAGAATTAGAATCTGTACTGTAAGTTACCATAACGTGATGCCATTTATTATCACCTTCTAAGTCTGTTACGTTAATTTTTGCTGTAACTGCTACGTTATTTGCTTTGTATGTAAAATGTATTTTGTTTTCGAATGCGTGGTAAAATATATTTAATAAGTTTTCTGAATCTATTTGCGCTCTGAAAATAACCATATTTGAAGATGTAGTATCTAATGATACCCAAGCAGATATAGTGCCTTGTGGTCTATTTATTCTGCCTACAGCACTATTTAAATTTATATACTGGTCTACACCGTCAAATTCTAAACTATAAACATTATCGTAATATTTATTATTAGTGCTTAAACTATTTCCAAATTTTATACCTAACATATCTTATGTAGTTGTACCTTCGTGGTAACCTATACCTATACCTGATGTAAGCGTTATAGCTGTTATATTCATCATTAAACAAGTTCCTGCAGGTAGTGTAGTCTGTAATGCACTTTCACCAGTTGCATCTGCTACTGTTATTGCAGATACTACAGATGTTACAGGAAAATAAACAGCGTAAAAATCTTTACTTGTTTGTGCTGCCGTTGTAAATATTACAGTACCACCATTTTTACCTAATTGTTCTGTTAATAATTGTTGTACGTTTTCTATCATTTTTTTTTAATTTTTATTGTCCATAATATATATAGTTAGTACTACTAGGCTCTGTCCTTGTTGTGTATTGTACTTGTTCTGTTCCGCTTTTTTCTAATAGTAGCATTTTGCCTTTTGTTATGATACCTTGTACTACACCTTTATCTGAAGCCGCAGGACTTAATACGTCTGTTTCTGTAGCAGGAGCATTACCAGAAGCTAGTGTAACTGTTCCACTCCATAAAACAGCATATACCTCATACTTATAGTACCCTGCTGGTAATAGCTTAATTTGTCCTGAATATATATCTGGGCTTGTGTTGTAAGTAAAGGTACATTTTGTAAATCTGTATTTATCTGTCACAGTTTGACAATATGAGTAGCTAACAGTTTTATCCATATCGTTAGTAAATTTAAATAAATATCTTATTTGACTCCAACTTGTTCTGTCATATAATACATTAGATAAATCTAAATAAGCGTTTATGGTACTTTCTGTTTTTCCTTGTATCATACTATATAATAGAAAAAGTCTGTATTTATTTGTATTATAAAAGAAAAAGGCTGTTTAAAACAGCCCTTATCTAAGAATATATGAAAAACTTTTTATTAAATTAATCGTTGTCTATTGTTAGTCCTGTAATACCTGCGTTTGAAAATAATGCAGCACCTGCTGCAACATCTTCTAAGAATGCAAATGGTTCTGGCTCTAAGCCATCAAAAGTAAGAGTATATCCGTTTCTATCACCAAATGCAGCGCCACTATCCATAGAACCCGCATTTAATTCCATACCATTTACCATACCCAAACAGATTACTACGTCATTACCTGTTGCAGGGTGTTGTGCATTTAATTGTACAAATATTCTAACTCTAGTTTGTCCTAGTAATTTAATTTCGTTTTGGTCTTCTTTTGTTAATCTGTTAAGAATAACATTTAATGTAGGTGTGTAGAAAACTGTTCCATTTTCTCTACTACCTGTAACTGTATCAGTAACACTTGCAACCCCTAAAGGCATAGTGTAGCCGAATATAGTAGAAGATTGAAAATCAATTGTATCAATTTCTAGTGGGTGTGTTGAATCATATGCCCAGTCAGTTCTCGCGAAATTATCAAAAACTGAAAAGAAAACCTTTTTAACACCTCCGCTTACTCTGTTACAATCTAGTCCTCTACCTTTTGTTAATGCTGTACACGCCATATTTAATTAGTTTTAAAAGTTAAAAACAGAGGGTATTTTTCAACCCTCTATTTATATAATTATGATTGTCTTAAAATGTCAGCCCCTATACCTTGCTTAACACCTCCAGAATATCTTGCTACTAATCTCATATTGTCGCTACCATCTAGCGCTGACATATCCATTAACTGGATTCTAGTCATATCAGATAGTAAGTCTGTACCAAAGAATAAGTTAGATTTTTCTGCTATTACAACTTGATTATCTACCATTCCTGGGCATCTTGCGATTTTGTAGCCTTCAAAAACTGGCTCGTAGTCTGCATTCATATTGTAAGCGTTAACATATCCTAATGTAGATACAGCAGAAATATAGAAAGAATAAGTCTTGTTATTCATATATATATAAAGGTCTTCTTTATTTAATACTGCTGGTATGTTAGCTGCTAGGTCACTTGTAGCTGTTTGTAAATTAGCAATAATATTTGCTGCTGAATAAGCTGCACTCGCTGATGATTGTATTACTGTAGCGTCTTGTCCTGGTAATAAGAAACCTGCTGCACCGCAGAATCCTTCAAACTCTCCTGTAGTTCCTGCTGCTCCATTCCATATTGAAGACTCTACACCATTAGCGATTATTTCGCCCATATAAGAAATAACGTAATCGTCAAAACTTGCAGGTGGTGGCGCTCCTGCTCCTGCTCTCATTTGTGCCGCTTCCCAAGAGTCTAATAAAGTTTTCTTGCAAAGGTCTATATTAATTTGTAGGTTTTTAGGTTCTAGAACTGCTTCTGTTAATGCTAATGTACCTGCATCTGTAAAGTCACAAGTAGCATCCTTAACTAAAGAAGAACCTGCCATTTTTTGAATGTTACTTTTATATTTAACATTCTCTATCATTGTCATAAAGTCCAATGATGTAGCTTGTTTTAAAGCTGCTGAAATATAAAATCCTGCTGCTTTTCCACTATAATTTGATGTTGTAGTAAATGCCATTTTTAATTATTTTTATGGTTATTATTATTATTTATTTAAATCGTATAAAAATTTGTCCTTTCCGCTTAATCTGTTATACTCTTTACGAGATAATGCAGGTTTATCAGAACTAAATTTATTTGTGTTTATAGGTGTATCAGCAGGTGTTTTATCTAATTCTGCTTTTAACCTATCGTTTTCTGTTTTTATTTTATCGTAGTCTTCCTTAGAAAATTCGACAACTTCTGTAGTTTTAGTAGTTACAGTTTTAGGTGTTTCTTTGTTTTCTGTTACTTCTTCTATAACTTCTTCAGTTTTTTCTTCTGCCATTTCAACTTCTTCTGTTTCTGTTTCACCCATTCTAGCTTTTATGTCTGCTACAGCGTCCATTAAATTGTCTACTTTGTCTTTTAATTCTTCGTAAGTCTTAGCCCAATCAGCTTTTTCTGCAGGTGTTTCTGGAAACTCTTCAGCGTATTTATCTTTGTCTTTTTTATCTTCTAATTCTTCTGAACTTAATTCTTCTTCTGTTACATCTTCTTCTGTTTCAGATTCGATAACTTCTGACACTATACCTTCGTTTTCTACTCTAAAACTTATGCCTGTGTCAAGACGATAAGTACCAGCAGGTAATGGTATAGTTGTACCATCTTCTGTTAATACAGAAATATCTACACCGCTTTCTAATTCTTCAGCAGTTGATACTATAATAGTACCATCTTCTGTTTTAGCTTGAAATGCTAATTTTACTTCGTCTTCTTTATTTAGACCAAGTGCTACTAAAATTTTTTCTTTTATATCCATAGTTTCTTTTTTATTAAATAGAACAATTATTAATTTATTTGATTTTCAAAATTTCTTTTAAGGCTTGTAGTATTTCTTCATTTGTTGGTTCTTTAGTTGCCATCTTTTGCATTTTATCAACAAAATATCCTTCAATACTTAAACCCTTTAATTCTCCTTCTTTGATTTTATTCCATAATTCGTTATTATCAATACGCATTTTTACAAACCAAGTACCGATAGGTAAGTCAAAGCCATACATTGTAGATTTGTCTTGTTCGCCTTCTTTTATCCAACTTTCTACAGTCAATACACCTGATACCCTGTCTTTATGCTGATATGTTGCCTTATGATGGTTATTATGTTTTAAATATAATTCACTAGCCTTACGTACAGTTTCTGGACTAAAATATACATAGTATTCTGAATCTGTATTCGGGTCATATCTAAATATCTGCTTATTTGGTATTAATGCAGGACTAACAACCATTCTTTTTTCTTCGTCGATTTTAGCTAAAGTTAAATTATTTTTTTCTTTACCAAAATATACAAAATCTTGTTCTATTGCAGGTTCAGTAACTAAACTTATTGCATCTATTGCTAGTTCTTCATTATCATCAGATATTACAAGTTCTACTATTCGTGTTGTTTTTAAATAATCGTAATAGCTTTTATTGTCAGCTTCGCATTCTGCTAGTGTATCATATTTACACTTTCCAGTTTCGCCAAACTTATATTTTCCATTTTCACATTTTTTACAAGGCATATTATATAATGTATTTAATTAATATTTATTTGATTTTTTATTTTTTACACTTATTGCAAAAGTTTAAACAAACTGCGTTAAATGTTATCTTTCTAATAATTGTACATATTATTTTTTTCATTTTATTTTTTCTTTTTTACAACAGCTTTTATTTTGTGGCTGTTGTGTAGTTAAACATCCTGTTAATAGTGTTATAATTAGTGTTAGTTTTATTACTTTAAATAGTTGCACGTCTTCTTATATTAGCTAATTTATTTTGACTTTGTGTTATATCGTCACTTACTACAAATGCTTGTATAGGTTCTGGAGCTTCACCTGTTCCTAATGTAAACTGTCCGCTAGTCATTTGTGGAGCTAAATCAGATGCACCTACATTACTAAAACTAGCAGATGAACCACCACCCCCGCCTGTTCCTGTACCTACATCTTGTGCCATCATTTGCTTTACACTTGCTAACCCTGAAGCTATAGTAGATGCAGCAGTTATAAAACTAAGAGGTGGGGGTAGTTCAGAAAGTGCTTTTGTTGCCCCTTGAAATGTATTTATTATTGCTTGTGCTATTGCTACTTCTTTATTTTTACCTGCTAGTTGACCTACTGCAGAGCCTAATTCTTGTATAGCGCCTATTTTTTGTTGTTTTTCTAAATTATCAAAACGTTTGTTTATAGCTTCTTGTTTTTTTCTAGAATCTTCTAATATTTCACCTTCTAATTTTGCTTTGATTCCACCAAATTCTTTAAGGTCTTTTAGTTGGTTTAATTGATTATCACGTCTTATTTTTTCTTGCAGTAATAATCTATTACGTTCATCGTCTGCTTCTCGTAAAGCTTTTTCATTAGCAAAGTTTTCTTCAAAGTTGCTTAATGCTTCTATATCTGCAAGTTGTTGTGTTAATAGTTCTTCGTTTTTTTGTCTAAGTTTTTCAAGTCTTTCAAGTTCTGCATCTTCATCTGCTTTCTTTTTTGCTGCTGCTTCTTGCCTTTTTAATTCAGCTTCGTTGTTTATTTGGTTAATTTTATTATTAAGTTCAATTTGTTTTGTTGTACTTTCTTGGCTTATATTTGCTAAATTAATTTCTAACTCTGCTAACTTGTCTAAATCTTCTTCAAGGTTTTTAGACATTGACATTTGTTCTTTTTGTATTCTTACTGCTTCTTCAGCGTTTTCTAATCTTTTGTCTAATAGTTGCTGTTCTATAGAAAATGCATCCTTTGCTGCTTTTAACCTTTCTTGTTCTGACTTTGTAGTGTCTTCTGCTACTAATTTTAGTCTTTCTATTTCTGCTCTACGTTGTGCTGTTTCTACTCGTAAAGACCTGTCCGCATCTTTTAATGCTTGAAGCTGTCTTGTAAGTTCTATAGCTGCTCTTGTTTCTTCACGTATTTCATCACCTAGACTTGAAAATGTAGCTCTTAAATCTTCTACAGCACCTTTAAAATCACCTCTAAATAACTTTACTATAGAACCACCAAAAGTAGATATTCTATCTATTAATACTTTAAATGCTGCACTAATACCAGAGAATGCACGTTCTAAAGTTTCTGCACCTTCTTTTGTTTTAGTTAAAAAAGTAAATAAACTACCAAAAGCAATAATTAATGCACCTATACCTGTAGCAGCTATACCTGCTTTTATAGTTGAAAATGATTTTCTTGCTACGCTTGTTATATTCCCAAAAGACTTTTTTACATCGTTTAAAGAAACGCCCATTACTTTAAAATTTTCTACAAGCCCTTCAGCTTCTTTTGCTACTTCGCCAATATTTGATTTTACGTTAAAAGTTGCTGTATCTGTTGTGTTTGCCATATCTTTTTTTTATAAGTCTACACCTGTTTTTATTTGTGTTATTTCTACTGTAATACACCATTCTACAGTAACGTTAGTTTCACCTCTTACTGTAAGCCTAAAATTATTTTCATTAACATTTGCTGTTACTCGCCAATCTGTAGTAGTACCACTAGATT